ATCGTTTACAATTTCAAGTTGTTCATCTGTTAGGTGATCCAATTGGATAGCACCTGCAAAGTTTAGCGGGTCATTCATTAGAGCACCTCTAGTTCATCAAAGTCATCAACCTCTAGGAACAAATCTGAGTCATCTGTATCTAGTTCATCATCTAGCACATCAAAGACATCTGATACAGTAGCCCACTTATCATGCTGTCTATCTTGCGTGTATGTGTATTTCATTTTCTAATTCTCTTTTCTTTTTGTTTATCTATTAGTGGAACTGTATCAGATTAGACTGACATTAGCAAGGCGACACGCCGTGACTAGAGGATAAATCCTTCACGGCGGGAGAGGTACTTGACCTGCTCTGACTTAGGCAATACCGCCCAATTATTTACCATAGTGGCAATTTCACTAGCAGACATTGGCTTAGTGATACCGAAATCCTTTTGGATTTCGTTATAAATCTCGTTAGTGTAGTTCATTTTAGAACCACCTTTCCTTTAAGTGTTAAGTATCTCTTAACTGCTTATAGTAGAACTATAACACGGGGGTCTGACATTATCAACTTATAAATCACCACAAATCGGACATTATTTATAACAGTTTTGTTATCTATGTCACATTTTAGGGAAGAAATCACCACAAATCGGACATAGCGGGCGGACTATAATTTTTTGATTTTTGATTTCAAAATGTGTATCGTACAAGGATTTGATTCAATAACAAACGAAGAAAATTAAAAATGTTCTATTTTGTTAAAAGATATGATATGATACAGATATGGGGTCACAAAAAGGTAGCTATTATAAAGGTAATACAAAAACTCACAAGCTCTGTCCAAAATGTAAAATTAAAAAGAAAAGGTCAGAATTTAAAAATAGAGTATATTGCAGAGCATGTATTAATAAGGGAGCATTTGCTTGGTATGAAGGAAATACTGATACTCATAAAAGATGTCCAAAATGCGGGGAACGTAAAGAAAGATCAGAATTTTATAAATGGAAGTCACGCAAAGATGGACTTACAGCATATTGTGAACCATGTTTTTTAGAAAAAAATAAAAACTGGAAAGATGATAATCCTGAAAAAATAAAAATTTCTAACAGAAAGACACATTTAAAAGCTGCTTATGGACTCTCATTAGAAGATCGTGAAAACATGCTTAAAAATCAAGATTATAAGTGTGATATATGTCATAAAGAGATAAAAACTTACTCTGCAGTAGATCATGATCATAAAACAGGTAAAATTAGAAGCCTTTTATGCAGAAAGTGTAATCTTGGCTTGGGTGCTGCAAAAGACAATACAGAAATTTTAGAAAATATGATAAAGTATTTGGAGATTCATGAAAACATGTAAGAATTGCGGGACAACAGGAGAACTTTCTTTATTTTTAAAAGATAGAAATAAGTGTAGAGAGTGTCATAAGCAATATTTAAAAGATCGTAGAGCAAATAATGAAGAATTGCGTTTAAAAGAAAATGAAGACATGACTTGGAGACGCAGACTACGAGATTATGGCGTTACAAAAAAACAATTTTATGCTATTTTTGAAAAACAAGGTGGTAAGTGTGCAATTTGCTTAGAACCTATTACAGATAAAGATTCTATGGATCATTGTCATAATAAAAAAAAGGCTAGGGGAATTTTATGTACGAACTGTAATATTGCTTTAGGTCAATTTGAAGATAATATTGAATTTTTAAAATCAGCAATTAAATATTTAAGTCTAAATCAGTAATTTTATAGTTTAAATAAAAATTATTAGCTATTCTGCGATGCAAAATGAACCATAGAACTTGGCGGGAGATAGAAAGTTTGTCAAAATGAAGGGAATCTAGGTAATCTAGAGCAATTTGAGCATCTTCAATGTTAACTGCGTGTTTTCCATTAAGAGGACTAGCACTTATTTTATCAAATACCTTATTTACAAGGCTAATATCTCTTAAAATTTTGTCGGGAGTCCAAGAATCTTCTTCTCTATCAGTAAATGCAGGATAAATATGACATGGAGAGATAGAAAATGAACCTTTAGTCCATTTTACATTAGGAAATACTGATTTAATATAGGATTCTTCATCAGCATAGTATTCTATGAGTCTCAAAACAGCAGGATTGTTACTTTTTACAGCTTTATTCCATCTAGTATCAGCAATTCTTTGCTTTCCATTGCGATTTCTTGATTGTGAGAAGACGGGAAGGCGGGATGTGAGATCTGATGCTGCTATATATTTACCAACAAAGTCTTTTCTCTCTAATTGATACTCTATTTCAGCCATAAAGTCTCTTTTAGGACGTTTTTTCTGCAGGATAGATAACTCTTCATCAGAGAATGATTCTAGAAGGTGTGTTTGCTTATAATGGGCTTCTAAGCCATATTTAAGATGCTCTAAACCCTTGGCGGGAATCATAAAATAATACTTATCAGTATAAACATGAGCAATATTACTATCATCCTCTATCTTGTAAAGAATAGAGTTACATAGATCACTGAGTGGATTCATCATCATTTTCAAATATAAAGGAAGGGGCGGGAGCAAGGACTTGTCCTTCTGCATGAAGCCTTATTAGAGAATCAGTATCTCCTCCTAGCTTATCTGCAATCATAATAAGAACATCATAATTACGCTGGGACTGGATAAAGATAGCACCCAATAATTCTCTTATATTCTCTAGAACTTCACTAGTAGTATCTACATTAATCTTAATATCTTTTAATTCAGCCATTATCTCCTACTATTTCTCTGGTTATATGATCCCATTTGTTATCTTCCATTCCCGCCGAGTTGTTGATCAGTAAATCTCCATTTTCGGCGGTTTGTAGATGTATCCAAGGAATATCTCTATCTAATTCTACCTTACCAGCAAATGTATGTTCATTGCCATGTTTCACGTGAAACAATATTTGATATGACTCCGACTCATCATAATCTTCTATATATGCACGTTCAATGTATATTTTAGCCATTATAGATTAGACTCCGACTCATCATAATCTTCTATATATGCACGTTCAATGTATATTTTAGCCATTATAGATTAATTTGAGCGTGAATTTCCCTTACCGCTCAATCTTTCCGCCAGATCCTTCGGTCTTACAAGAGCATGTTTCTTATGTGACACTCTTCTGCCCACATGAGACCAAACCCAAGCAACCAATTGTGAGCAAATGACGCTATGTTCCTTTTCCGCAAACCAGTCTGCAGGAATCAAAGGAATGCCAAATGTCAGACACTTGATGCCTAATGCGATAATTGACCAAATGCCATATGAGTCTCCAACAAAAGTTAGAGCAAATCTGCGGAGTTCTTCCGCTTCCGCCTCAGTGAACGGCGAGTCATGACCAGTAGACCAAATAATCTCATGATTATCGTATTTTGATAATGGAGCTAAACTTACTCCTGTCGGACGGGCTTCAATAATCATCCCATCTCCAAGATATAAACCAGCGTGGTTCCAAATAGACCAGTTACCAACCTGAATTAATCTTGCTGAAGGTCCCGTAGTGTGAACTACAAAATAATCGCCAACATTAGGCTCTTGCATTTTCTACCTTCTTAATTCTTTCAAGTATATTCTCATATAGTTGTTGACCAACCATATTTTTATATCCACATGCTAAACATTGTAGCACAATTTTGTAATTTTCCTCTGTATGAATCAGGGGGTAGATTGGTTCATCTGATGGATGCATAGGACAGGCGAGAGGTTCTACCCTACCCGCCTGTGCTAAATTGTAATACTGTGAGAAAACTTGAATTTTCATATTAATGAACTTCCTTTTGAAATATTACATTTACCATGAGTTGGTCTAACATTATCTATTGTATCATCTCCACCTTTACTTATAGGAATTACATGGTCAATATGAAGACCTTCTTCCCAACCAAAAACACCTACTTTTCTAGGTTTTTCTAAATCAATAGGTAAATCGCAAATATAACATTAATTGCTTGTGGAGCATAATTAATTATTTGGCAATATTATATTTGCATGATTGAATACATTAGTCACATATTGATTAATAGTTGGATTTCCTGGTATTTTTTTATCCCATAACAATTTATTATTAGCGTAAGCTGGATATAAATGTGATGCAATAACTTTTTCCCAATCATGATAAATAGAATAACCGTAATTAAGGTCTTCAATTATTCTTTTATCTTGAACCCATTCTGGAGCATTAATAGCTTCACTATAACCCATATAGTTATTCCATGTACTAGGCATCCATTGCCAAGCTCCATTTGCTGAACTAGAATAGGATTTGCGATAATATGCATTAACCCCGCCAGTTTCAACAGACATAAGACCATTCGCTAGTCTTGATATTATTACCCTTTTGTCTACTCTTGATTTTAAATTTAGCAATTTGCTATATGAGGGCATTGTAAAAGAACTATTAGAAGCCAGATCATTAACTAAATAAACTGTATTCCTACTGCTCTTTTTAATATCAATGTTAATAACGTTTTTAATGTTAACTAGATTAACATATTTATCAACATATAATACTTCTTTGCTGTACACTACTGCTTCTTGCACTTTAACTTGTGGTTGAGCTTCTGCATGATTGCTCAAGCCGAACATCAACATCAGAATTGTGGTACTGATTGTCAACCAAGTTGTTCTTATCCTTGCTTTGTTCATATTATTCATATGTACCTCCTGGGGTAAAGAGTAGAACTTAATAGTACCACGTAGTAACCTTAGAGTCAATCCCGCCGTTCAGTAGACATTTCAATAATCCTTGTGATACAATCAGAATCCTGAGTAGTTTTGGAGATAGTATCAAGGGTTAAACTTCAGGTGCGAGAATGACGGAAGTGTTTACTTTCAGATTGTAGCAGAGCTTAGACCGATGAATTGCGGATTTATAACCTGACAATTTCGGGGTTCTTTATTCAATTTTAGAATAAGGGTATAGGGTTCTTATGCAAAAAATCTGGAAGTCATAGGAAGTAAAACAAATTAATAATATATATAATATATAGCAAATAATTTATTAATGATACAATTGTTTTGTCGGAAGGTTTTATATTGAAAGTTTCATTTACAGGTGCTCCAGAATTTATGGATCGTAATGTTGGTTATGGGGAAGCATCCTATCATATCTTTAAAGAGTTTGAGAAGCAAGGTGTTGAATGTTTAATAGGATCACCTAAAGCTAAAATTGGTATTTCTTTTGTGCAGCCCGACCAGTACAGGTTTGGAAAAAAACAATATAAAATCGGATACACTCCTTGGGAGTCAACTGGAATTTTTGATAGTTGGAAAGATCCTTTATCAAAGGATATTGATGAATTATGGACTACATCATCTTGGTGTGGTGAAATGTTTAAAGCACATACTGATAAACCCGTTTTTGTTTATGAGCATGGAATTGAAGATGAGTGGATTCCATTAAAAAGAAAAATTTCACCTGACCGTCCTTTTAGATTTTTACATATTGGAGAACCAGCATTTAGAAAAGATGCACAAATGGTTGTTAATGCATTTACAGAACTTTTTGGAGATGATCCAAACTTTGAGTTAGTTTTAAAATGTAGCAAAATAAATACAACTGCAATTTTTGATCCAGTTAATGGTGGAGTTAAAGGCTCTCCTGGGGCATTTTATCCAAATATAAAAACTATAGAATCATTTTTGTCAACTGAACAAATGAATGGTCTTTATGATCTTTGTGATGTGTTTGTTTATCCATCATGGGGAGAAGGGTTTGGTTTTAATCCGCTTCAAGCAATGGCTAAAGGTATTCCTACAATTTGTACAAGTGCTTGGGCATCATATGCAAGATATATAACAGCCCCACTTGATTCTGAAAAAGTTTCTTCACATTGGCCTCAGACACATCCTGGAGATATGTATAGACCAAGTTATGAACAATTAATTTCTTATATGAAAGACATTGCTGAGAACTATGAAAAATATAGTGACCTAGCTTACAAAAATGCCTTTTTGGTGCATAAAGATTACAACTGGGAGAAAGTTACCAAGCCTGCTGTTCAAAGGCTAAACGAAATTTACCAAAATCTTTAAAAACTTGATTTTGTAAAAATCGTTGTGGTACACTTAAGTTCTAAATCTAAAATCCAAGGAGTAACATGTCTAAAACTATTGAAAACCCGTATGAAAATTTTATTGCACTTTCTCGCTATGCCCGTTGGCTAGAAGATGAGAATCGTCGTGAAACATGGGGTGAAACAGTAGACCGTTACTTTAGCTTTATGCTTCACCAGTTGAAGACAAAACATAATTATGTTCCAAATGAAGATCTTGTTGAAGAACTTCGTGATGCAGTATTTAATCGCAACGTAATGCCATCAATGCGTTCTGTTATGACTGCAGGAGTAGCACTTGAAAGAGAAAATGTTTCTGGATATAACTGTGCATTTCTTCCAGTAGATAATGCTCGTTCATTTGACGAAGCAATGTATATTCTTATGTGTGGAACTGGTGTTGGATTCTCTATTGAGTATAAGTACATCAATAAACTTCCCGCCCTTCCAGAAACGCTTGAGAAGTCTTCTACAACTGTTATAGTCGGAGACTCTAAGGAAGGTTGGGCAAAGGCTTACAGAGAGCTTCTAGGGCTATTGTGGGCTGGACAGATTCCTCAGATTGACATTAGCAAGGTTCGTCCTTCAGGTGCTCGTCTTAAAACAATGGGTGGAAGATCATCAGGACCTCAACCACTAGTAAATCTATTTGATTTTACAATTCAAGTATTCAAAGGAGCACTTGGTCGTCAACTAAAGCCAATTGAATGTCATGACATTATGTGTAAGATTGGTGAAGTTGTTGTTGTTGGTGGTGTTCGTCGTTCAGCAATGATTTCACTTTCAAACATCAACGATATTGAAATGGCACAGGCTAAGGCAGGTAATTGGTGGGAGAAGAATTCTCAACGTGCATTATCTAATAACTCTGTAGCATATTCACGTAAGCCAGAGATGCAGCAGTTTATTGCAGAGTGGAAATCTCTTTATGATTCAAAGTCTGGTGAGCGTGGCATCTATAACGTAGCAGCAGCACAAGCACAAGCAGCAAAATATGGTCGTAGAAGCCCAGATATTCACTATGGAACAAATCCATGCTCTGAGATTATTCTTCGTCCTTATCAATTCTGTAATTTGTCAGAGGTTGTTCTCCGTGAGCATGATACTGTTGAAGATGTTGCTCGTAAAGTCCATTTGGCATCTGTTCTAGGAACTTGGCAATCAACACTTACAGATTTCAAATATATTCGTAAAATTTGGAAAGATAATACAGAAGAAGAACGCCTACTTGGAGTTTCTCTTACTGGTCAATTTGGGCATAAGTTTTTCTCAGGTCAGGAAGGCTTAGAAAAGCTTTCAACAGTTCTAGATGATCTTAGAGAACAAGCAGTAATGACAAATATAGCTGAAGCAGAGAAAATTGGGATTCCCGCATCAGCAGCAGTAACTTGCGTTAAGCCTTCAGGTACAGTTTCCCAATTGGTCGGGGTGTCTTCAGGAATGCATGCATGGCATTCAGATTATTATATTCGCACAGTTCGTGGGGATAAGAAAGATCCAATTACTCAGTTCCTTAAGGATACGGGTATTCCTGCCGAAGATGATGTAATGAAGCCAAATGATACAACCGTATTTTCATTTCCAGTAAAGGCACCAAAGCATGCCATTACTAGAGATAAGCTTTCTGCAATTCAGCAGCTTGAGGTATGGCTTGTATACCAACGCCACTGGTGTGAGCATAAGCCTTCTATTACAGTATCTGTAAAAGAAGATGAGTGGATGGAAGTAGGTGCTTGGGTATATAAAAATTTTGATGAAGTGTCAGGAATTTCTTTTCTACCAAAGTCTAACCATTCTTATGTTCAAGCTCCCTACCAAGAGATAACAAAAGAAGAATATGAAGAAGCACACTCTAAAATGCCAAAAAATATTGATTGGTCAGCATTATCTTTATATGAATATGAAGACAATACAACAGGATCTCAAAATTATGCCTGTATTTCTGGAGAATGCGATATTGTGGATATTGGTAAATAATACTTCTGTATTCTGATAATTATGCTATAATTGTTATATGGTAATAAAAGCATACAAAGGTAACACTAAGCCTATTTACAAAGGAATAGATTATACTGGTAAAAAAATTGCTGGCTGGTGGTGGAGGCGGTGCTTCTACGCTTGGTACTGCTGGCAATGGTGGTAACGGCGTTGTCTTTCTTTACTACTAAGGAGCAATAATGAATTACAGATACGAATACCTTTCAACCTGTTGCAATACTGGCTACATGGAGACACGCAATGTGAATGACCCACAGGTTAATACCGTATGCGTTCAATGTGGGCAGGGTAGCTATACTCTTATCAATCAAACTCTTATTTCAGGAGAATAAATGTCACAGTTAATGTATTACGACACAGATTTGGGATAATGGTTGCCTGTTATATTTGTAGTTCAAAGATTAACTCAAGAAAAAAATAATACTCTTATATCAAAAGCAACTTTACAAGATCTACAAGAATAGGATATAATAAATAGGTGAATCTAGTTCAAAGATCTATTGAAAATGGTGGTAAGTTAGCACCAATTGTTATAAAAGAAGGATTAAATAAAGGTACAGGATTAATGAATCCCTCCATATTTATAGATGATGATGGGGATATCTTAGTTAATCTAAGACATGTTAATTATTCGTTATATCATGCTGAAAAAGATATGAAATTTCCTTCAGCGTGGGGACCTTTGGCATATCTTCATCCAGAAAAAGATATGAATCTTAGAACACATAATTATTTGTGTAGACTTGATAAAGATTTAAATATGACTGATTATACTTTAGTTGACACTAATAGTCTTGATATCCCGCCACTTTGGGAATTTGTGGGATTAGAAGATGCTCGTATTGTTAAGTGGGATAATAAATATTATTTAATTGGCGTTCGTAGAGATACAACTACAAATGGTCAAGGTCGTATGGAATATTCTGAAATTAAACTTAACAAGAAAAAGTGGACTGCAAAAGAAGTATCAAGAGTAAGAATCCCTACAACTGGAGATGACTCTTCATATTGTGAAAAGAATTGGTATCCTATTATAGACAAACCATTTCATTTTGTTAAATGGACTTCACCTACTGAAATTGTAAAAGCACTTCCAGAAAATCCGCCAAATATTGAACAAGTTTCTAATAAAGAATCTTTAAAAACTTTTGTAGATCAACGAGGCGGATCTGCAATGATTCCTTGGAATGATAAATATAACATTTCAGTATCTCATGAAGTAAATCTTTGGAATAATTATCTTAATCAGAAGAATGGTACATATCGTCATAGACTTTGTGTTTGGGATAAAGATTATAATTTAGTTGGGCTATCTCCAGAAAGCTTTTCATTCCTTGATGCATATATTGAATTTTGTGCAGGTGCAGCAAAACTTGAAAATGATTTATTGTTAACATTTGGATTTAGTGATAATGCAGCATTTGTTTTGAAAGTGCCAGAAAATGTTGTTGAAGAAATGATTATGGAGGCATTGACATATGGAAACAATTGAAGAATTAATTTACAATGCATCTAATGATATGTTTAATCCAGAACATAATTTTAATATTGCAAAAGAGTATGAAGCAATTGGACAAACTGCTGCAGCAATGTCATTTTATTTAAGAACTGCAGAATATGGATTTGATTCTCATCCGTCTTTAGTTTATGCATCATTAATTAGAATTTCATATTGTGTTGCAGATCAAAGTGGGCGGGAGCATACATTAGAAAACTCCCTATTTCAAGCAATTCAATATATGCCTAATAGACCAGAGGCCTACTTTGTTCTTTCTAGATATTATGAAAGATCTCAAAAATGGCAAGAATGTTATATGTTTGCTGAATTAGGATTACTTCATACTTCAAAGGTTGATTCCCTTAAAATAGATGTTGAGTATTATGGTCGGTATTGCCTAGAATTTGAAAAAGCTGTATCAGCCTGGTGGATTGGAAGAAGAGACGAATCTAAAATTATATTTAATAGATTAATTGAAGAAGATATTCCAGAGCATTATAAATCATCAATAAAGTATAATTTAGAAAGATTATAAAGTCTAAATAAATGCATTTTTTTATTAGTGTGGTATATTTATAACATATGAGCCTACAAACCACCAAGGGTTTTAATTACCCTCAATATACTGATACTCCCGATGTTCCAAGGGATATCTATGCATTGGCTTCTGAAATTGATAATTATTTAACTGCAAATAGAGGACCTCAAGGTATTCAGGGTTTTCAAGGCCTTCAAGGTTTACAGGGTTTACAGGGTACTCAAGGCACACAAGGTGTGCAAGG